CTTCTTTAATTGATCCTGCGGACTATCCAAACTACAAATACTATTCGATAACAATCACCAACGATACGGGCGCAAGTCAGTTGAGCGCAGAATATGTGTTCTATCCTTACTCATCAAATTGCATTTATGATAATGTTAGATTGGCTTGGTGGTCTCCAGTTAGCGGTGGATTTGACTACTTCAACTTTGACAAGAAGAATGAAGAATCGATAGAGGTTGAACGTAAGCGTGTGCAACGTGTGGTAGGTAACTATTCAACTGCGAGTAGTGGCTTCACTTATAACACTGCTGACAGAGGTTTGATGGAAGGCGATATCGAAACGCGAACTTATCTTACAATGACGAGCGACTATATTCGTGAGAACGAATTTGCACTTCTCAAGAATTTAGTGCGCAGTAAGGCGGTGTATATTATCAACGATGATGGTAGTATCTTACCCGTAGTTATTGAAGATAATGGCTTTATTTCGCGTAGGACTAGAGACGGTAAAGTCTACAACATAACATTGCGTGTTCGATATTCAAACGAAGACTTATGATTCATTTAACGGTTTATAATTCAGCTAACGAGCCATTCATTCTAGACTTGAATGAAGCGGAAAGCATCTACCTGAATAAACAATTCAGTAGTATATCTGACTTCACGACTAGGGGCGGTTACTCGCGTGACTTTAGAATCCCAATGACTTCACGTAACAGTGAGTTCTTTAGCGCGATATGGAATCCAAACGAAACGAACTTTAACTTCAAGACACGAGTTAAGGCAACGGTGACGGTGGATACTATTCCAATAGCTGAAGGTCACATTCAAGTTAAGCGTGTTTATTCAAAAGGTGAAAGATGGCACGAGGCTGATATCGTTTTTTTTTCAACAGTTCCAAACTTAATTTCTGCTATTGGTAGCAAGAAGATTTCTGAGCTGACAAACATCAGTGATTTGAATCACGAGATGATTTATGAGAATGTTCCTGAGCCAAATACAGAGCCTGACGGATTGCTATACTACGGTCTCACGGATCGCGGTCAAAAGTGGAGCGAGTTAGAATCGGACTGGGCAGCAGGCGCACGACCTATTTTCTCAACGCAGAATCCTTTGTACGTTGGTGACCTTACACCATTCGTAAACATTAAATGGTTATTCGACGAGGTGTTTAGCGATGCAGGATTCACTTATGAATCGTCATCACTTACATCAATCATTGAAAACTATTTTATGCCATTCGTAACGGGCAAGGATATCAAGACGGTTGAAGGTGCAGATGTAGCTTTTTTCAATTTAGCTGCTGACGATGCTACAAATTTATCGGAAGGTACATATGACCTTACTAGTATTTCGATGGTTGAGTACGCAGACAATGGCGGCAACGTAGATGCTAACTTTGTGTTCACTGCTCCATACGCAGCATCATATCAATTTGGTGTTACATTCGGTACATACTTAAACGATTGGACAACAAATCTTGTCAACAATAACTTTTATAGCGTAAGTATTAAAGATGTAGATACGGGTATTGTTCTTTGGGGTACGTTTGCTACTGAGTATTGGTATCCAACAGAAAACTATTTCACGCCAACACTTAACCTAGCATATGGTCAAAGGATAGCAATGAGGTTTAAGCTAAATGAATACAATACTTTTGACGACCACATAGTGAGTTATGGTAGCGGCTTCAAACTACTAGCGACTAATAGTGCAGTAATACTTCAAGAAGGAACATTTAACGCAGCACTAAACGCTCCCGACTATGGACAAGCGGAACTTGTGCGCGACATAGTTCGAATGCACAATCTTGTGATGATTCCTGATGAGAACAATCCTAACCACATCATCATCGAAACGATGGATGACTATTTGCAGTCGGGCGGTTCTGCGGATTGGACAAAGAAACTTGACTACGAAAAAGATGTCGTGCTATACGCTCCAGTTGACGAACAGAAAAAAAGATTCCGATGGACATACAAGGCAGGAGGCGAATACTTGTCTCAGCTATTCGTGACTATTGGAAAGCGTGTGTTTGGTGATTACGAATTGTATCAAACAAACAATGACTTTGCTACCGGTGAAGAAGTAATGGAGTTAGGCTTTTCTAGCACACCACTCAATGAGGTTGCGAATACGAACCTACCCATTCCGAAATTCGTAGACAGTCAAGGTGCATTTGTGAATGTAGGTGCGAGGTGTTTGTATATGACAGAAATACAACCAAGTGTTGCCGTATATAACGAGGTAAGTGAGGAAGGCGTTATGACCACAATAAGAAGTTTTAGCCATTGCCTTAATTTAATACCTGACGTGGCAGATAACGATCTAAACTTTGCTCCCGAAACATATCTTCAGCAGTACACTGCCTTCCCCGTGAACAATCTATTCAATAGATTTTGGCGCAGGTACTACAACGAGATATATGATGAGCAGTCGCGTATAATGGAAGCCTATTTTACGCTTGATTTAAACGACTACAAATCGATTCAGTTTAGTGATGTGATATTCATCAAAGATAGCTATTGGAGAGTCCTTGAGATTAGTGATTACGTGGTTGGAAAAATGACTAACACTAAGTGTAAGTTAATTAAGATAATTGATATACCTGAAGCTTGTGGATTCACTCCTAACGCATCAGCAACAGATGGACAAATACTATTCACTGACGGTGTTGATACGGGCTTAGACGGTTCGCAATCTTGTTGCGAGTTGTATGGTTACACTTGGAATGCAAACGTGGACAAGTGCTATGCTTTTGGTGGTAGCGGTAGACCATCGCAAGTGACTAACGAATCTTTTGAAGTAGTTGAAAAGCCAATAGTTCGTGGTAACGGTAACGTGGTAGAAATAGGTAACAACGAATCGCAGGTGCTGGGTGACTTCAACACGGTGAAATCAGAAGCTAGTGGATCGTTGGTTGTTGGTCAGGGAGTGTACGCAAAGCAAAGAGGTGTACACTTTGGTGTCAATCAATCACTAGCGAAATCGCAAGGTGGCTTATTGTCTTTTAGCGGTGCAGGAACATATCCTGCAAGTGCTTCAAAGATTGAGATTAACTTGAACGGAACAGACACGTTAAATCTTGATGACGGCACGACTTGGCTTTGTGAACTTTCAGTTGTGATGTCGCAGAACGCATCAACAAAGCATAGTGCAATTTTTGCATTTTACATTTACAAGAATACAACGGCAGCTGCTAGTGCAGTTACTACTATTACTCAGGTTGGCGGATTGAATACACTAGGCGCAGCCATTGATGTGATAAGTAATACGGCAGAGCATAGGCTATCAATCGGAATGACTGGAGGCAGTGGCTATCCATACACGGTTGAGATAAGTGGCATACTAAAATACACTCAAATAAAATGACGAGAATAACAGAACTACACGACAACCTAAACATTATGTTTGACTTGTATAAACAAGGCATAACGGGCGAGACGGAATCTTCAAAGGTTGCAGAGGGCAAATGTCACTTAAAGAATAAAATGAAGTTCAATGCGCTCAAGTGGACACTTCAGCTTTGTCCAATTCTGTTTGTTATTTATATAATAGTTAAAGCAATAATCTAATGGCAGAAGGCAATGTATCGGCAGCGAGTAATGGCGTAGAGAATCTAACGGCACAACTGCGTGTTCTCAAAAAGGAACTTGCTACACTTGACCCTAACTCTCAAAAGTTTCAAGAGTTAGCACTTCAAGCAGGTGAGGTCAAAGATAGAATCAATGACGCGTCCGAAGCAATGAATGCCAATGCAGGAAGTGCGTTTGAACGTCTTGGTAACAATGCCAGTCTGCTTAAAGATAGGCTTCTTAATATGGACTTGGAAGGTGTTACAAGTTCAATCAAAGGTTTCGCAGGACAAATAAGCGGCTTATCTTTCAAGGGCGCAGTTGACGGTATCAAAGGTTTGGGTGGTGCATTGAAAGCACTCGGCACTGCGTTGCTTAGTAATCCAATATTCCTACTTGTTGCTGCTCTTGCAGCTATTGGTGGTGCAATCAAAATGATTCTTGATGACCAGCGTGAAGATGTTGACGCAGCTAATAAAGCTATTGACAAATCAAACGAGCAGCGCCATAATATGGAGCGTTTGAGAATGGCACAAGCGCAAGGTAACGAGAAGGCACTTGCAGACTTGAAAAAGAAAAGTATGGAGGAAGACCTTAAGGATACGAAGGCGAAGATTGATAACTTGATGTATCAAGAAAAAAGAGCGTATGGTTTAAGTGAACAACAAGAGAAAGACCTTGATGACCTTAGAAATAAGTATGCGCAGCAAAGAGTAGATTACGAGATATATGCAGTCAATGAGATAGCGAATCTCAATCGAATGATTCTTGAAAATGAAAAGATTGTTTCTCAATCTAAGTTAAGTGCGAGAGAAATCGAGTTGCGAAATTTGGACGAATGGTATGCGAAACAGATGACAATGGCAGGAGATAACGAAAGAGCGTTAGAAGCTGCTAACGATGCATACTTTGTTAAGAAAGGACAAATCACTGATAAGTATAATAAAGAAGATGCAGCCAAATCAAAGGCAGCATCAGATAAAACAAAAGCAGATAATAAAGCGGCAGCAGATGCGCTCCTTAAAATACAAGAAGAAATAAGCGCACAAATTCTTGAATGGCAAGAAGAAGATGCAGCAGCTGAAGTAGCATTGAATGCTGCAAGATTAAAGCAGCAAGAGGACTACTATAAAGCTAGTGAGGCGTTAGTTACTGATGCCAAAGAAAAAGAAATGAGCGCACTGGTGGCTGAATACGATGCTCTTTTTGAATTGGCAAATGGTAACGCTGAGTTAGAAAAAGAACTTGCAGAAAAGCAGAAAAAAGATATTGCTGATATTGAAGAAAAGTACCGCAAGGAGAAAGAGGATAAGGACAAAGAAGCGGCTGAAAAAGAAAAGGCAAGAGTGCAATCTGTAACAGATTTCAGAATCCAAACTATTCAAGATTCGTTGACTTTAATTTCAACGCTTACTGATGTGTTTAATAATGGCTCAGAGAAATCTGCTAAGAGAGCGTTCCAAATTAACAAGGCAGCATCAATAGCGCAAACACTTATTTCGACATATTTGTCTGCTCAAAAAGCATATGCTTCGCAATTACAAGGTGATCCAACATCACCTATTCGCGCACAAATAGCGGCAGGTATTGCTCTTGCAGGTGGTCTTGCTAACGTGGCGAAGATTGCTAAAACGCAATTCCAATCCACATCAAGTGGCGGTGGTGGTGGTAACGGTGGCGGTGGTGGTTCACTTGGTAGCGGTGGTGGTGGTGCTGCAATGACTAGCGTTACACCATCATTCAATCCATTAAACACATCGTTCTTGAATAATAGACCAGGGCAAACGGCAGCAGTTCAGGCATACGTGCTAAGTAGTAACGTGTCATCTGCAATGGAAGCAAATCAAAAAGTAAAAGACCAAACAGTTTTATAAAATGAAAAAAGAAGTAAGACAATACGACATTGATGAAGCAGGGCTTCTTGGTGTTCATGCAATTTCACTCGTAGAATTTCCTGCAATAGAGGTAGATTTCATATCGCTATCTGCTCAGAACAAAGTACAACTGTCAACCATTCAAGAAGAACGCAGAATGGTGTACGGTGCTGCATTGATTCCCGATAAATTAATCTATCGTGAAGATGGTGACGGCACACCTTACTACGCTCAGTTCACTTCTAAGTTGATTGAGAAAGTTGCGCACAATTTCTTGATAAAGAACTTGCAGCATAACCACACGGTTGAGCATACATTTGCAGTAACTGGATTGACAGTTGTTGAATCGTGGCTGAAGGAAGGTGATAGTGACAAGTCAGTAGCACTAGGATTCGAACTACCAAACGGTACGTGGTTCGTTGGTGTAAAGGTTGAGAATGACGAGGTATGGAATCAGGTGAAAGAAGGCAAGATAAAAGGATTTTCAATTGAAGGATTCTTTAATGAGGTCGGTGTTGAAATGTCGAAAACTCAAATGGTAGAAAGTTGGGAAGTAGAGATAGAAAAATACTTATCTTCGCTGCAAGGTTAATTTGTTTTTGTGTTCGTGTTCATTGTGTTAATTGTGTTTTGTTAAGTTAAAGGTCGAGAAGCCCGTTACAATCGTGTGACGGGCTTTTCTTTTAGTGTTAATAAATATTTGTCTATTACTTACACGCTTCTATATTATCAAGTGTAAAATCAATACAAATGAAAGTAATAGAAACATTGAGTGCTATTCTAAAAAAGCACAACATCAAAGGCGTTCAGCTTTCTGAAGTAGTTGAAGTAAAGATGGCGATGGAGGGTGTTCTTGCGGATGGTACGGTGGTGGCTACACCAAACGAATCATTCGAAGTAGGAGCAGAACTTTACGTTATCGATGCCGAAGGAAATCCACAACCAGCACCTGACGGAGAGCATACGCTTGACAATGGAATGGTTCTCGTTTCTGTAGGTGGCTTCATTACTGAGGTGACTGAAGTAGAACCTTCTGAAGAAGAAATGAGTGCAGACATCGCGGCAACAATTGCAGCAATGGATGAGCAGTTGACTTCTATCAAGAATCAACTTGCAGAAAAAGAAACTGAACTTGCATCTGTTCGTGCAGAACTAAGTGAAGTTAAAAATAATCTAAACGTTTCACAAGCTAAAGCAACTGAGTTGTCTAAACAAGCTGCTGCGGTATCTGTGAAAGAAGAAAAAGCAGTAGTTGAAACTGCGGTTAATTTTTCAAAAAAACAAACTAAAAACGACACGATCCTTAAGACGATTATGTCACTAAAAAAATAATTAAGAAATGGCTACATCATTAACAATTAGCAGTTCTTCTTACGCAGGTGCATTAGCACTTCCGTACATCCAAGCTGCTATACTATCAGGCGACACACTAGCGAAAGGCTATGTTGCTATCAAAGAAAACGTAAAGTACAAAGCGGTTATCAAGAAGCTTTCTTCAAGTGGATTGGTAGTTGCTGCTACTTGTGATTTCACAACTGCAGGTTCAGTTACTCTTGCTGAGACTGTACTTACTACAACTGACTTGAATACCAACGTTGAACTTTGCAAAAAGCAATTCGTTCAAGATTGGGAAGCTTACAACACGGGTGCAGGATTCATCAATGACGTTGTGCCTGTTGAGTTCGCTGACTTTATGTTGGCTCACATTGCTGCAAAAGTTGGAGAGGCTATTGAGTACAACTTGTGGCAAGGTAACTTTGATGCTGCGTCTTCAAACGCAACACCAACATACACTGCGTTCACTGGTCTTCTTCGTTTGGTTGACAACGCGAAATCAGGTACTCCTGATGTTGACTTCTCAGCAGCTACATCTGCATCTAACGTAATTGCTCAAATGCAATCAGTTCTTGCAGCATTGCCATCTACATTGATTGGTAAGACAGATACAGTTAAGCTTTACGTTAACCGTAAAACTGCGCAGTTCTATCGTCAAGCTATCAACACACTTGGTTTCCAATTCACTTACAACGCGACTGAGAATGCTCCAGTTCTAATTGATGGTTACGAAATCTATGTTTGTCCGGGTATTCCTGATTCAACAATGGTTGCTGCGGAAGCTGACAACTTGTTCTTCGGAACTGATTTGCTTTCTGATTTGAACGAAGCGAAAGTTATTGATATGTCAATGACTGATGGTTCAGACAACGTGCGTGTTGCAATGCGTTACCGTTGTGGTACTGCTATCGGTTTCGGTGCAGATATAGCTCTTGGATACGTTAATCCATAATTGAATTTATAAACTTAAAGAACGGGTGGGCGTTAAACACCCATCCGTTTTTTTATTAAAAAAAAAATACTATGTGTAATTTAACAGTAGGCTTTGGTCTTGGATGTAATGACACTATTGGTGGCGTAAAGGCTCTTTACTTCGCTGATTGGGAAGAAGTGATGGCAGGTGTTGACTATGACTCTACAACTGGTCAAGTTGAGATATTACCAGCAATGACTATCTACAAATATGTGCCTCATCGTAACACGGGCAATTGGGTTGAAGAAACAACTGCTAACCTTGATACGGGTTCTGTATTTTGGACATCAACTATTAGTGCAAGTTTGAAGGAACTTACTCACACTAAGCAGCAAGAACTTCAAAACTTGGCTTATGGTCGTTGGATAGTTTTCATTGAAGATGCAAACAGAAATATTTGGATGATTGGTGCGCAGGAAGGTGTACTTGTAAGCGGTGGAAATGGCTCAACTGGAGCAGCAAAAGGTGACTTGAATGGTTACACTTTGACTCTTTCAGCAGAGGACAAATATCGCGCTCCAAGATTGGAAGCATATACAACTGTTCCTTTCGATAATGCTACATTTGGCACTATCACAATCGAAGATTAATTCGTAATTTAGTAGCGGATGAATTGAGAGATTTATCCGCTACTTTATATTGTATTTTATATGGTATATCTTTTACCAAATACGGCTAATCAGTCACTATATCTATCACTTTACGAGGGCAGGTATACGTTGGCTGATTTCACGCATTATATGTTCTCGATTATTCGGGAGGAGAATAGCGAAACGGGTGAGAAATTGAATCAAGTTCCCACAGTCATAACTGACGGGAGTGGTTATTCTCACATCACTGTCACGACATCTACATTAACTCAGGCAGGTCGTTATCGTTACGTGGTATATGGACAAAATTCGTCCACAAATATTGATGACGAAGATGCATCAATAGTTGGAATAGTAGAGATTGGTTATTTAGAATTAACAGACAACGGCACGTACTACGATGTTGTTGAAA